CTGTAATAACTCCTTTGTTATCTGCCATAGATATCCTCCTTAAATTTTTCTATAAAAAGAACGCCCCTCGTTTAAAAGGCGTCCTGATTATCTTAATTATGCTGTTTTCTTCCTCTGGAAGTTCTTTTCTTATATAATCGAAACCACTCAAAACTTTACGTAAATTACGTATTTTTATTGACATTACGTAAATTACGTAGTATAATATAACTATCGAGGAGGTGATTCAATGAAACGAAGGGACTTAGTAAAAAAGCTGGAAGCCGCCGGATACAAAGTGGACCGAGATGATGGAAACCACACAATCTATGAAAAAGACGGCGAACGCCCCCTACAAGTCCCCAGGCACCGGGAAATTAATGAAAACACAGCTAAATCAATCTTAAAAGCGGCGGGGCTTAAATAAGCCCCTCCACTAACCATATATAAAGGAGGTTCTATATGGCAGAATATGTATATCCAGCCGTCTTTCATCCAAATAACGACAATTCTTTCACTATCACCTATCCCGATTTACCAGGCTGCATTAGTGAAGGAAAATCCTTGGGAAACGCTATGTATATGGCTCAGGCTTCCCTGACACAATGGATTGAATATCTCATTGATAAAAAACAATCCATCCCATCTGCAAGCGATTTAAAAAGCATTGTACTTTCACCAGAAGAATTTGTAAGCTTAGTCCGTGCTGACATTAAAGATGGCCGTGCAGTAAAACGTACTGTCAGTATACCCAAATGGATGGATGATAAAGTAATTGAATCCGGATTAAGCCTGTCCCGGGTATTACAGGACGCATTAAAAGAAAGGTTAAATATCAGATAAAGTAAGGCCCTGGATCCGTTTCCGGGGCCAAAAATAACGTTTTATCTCCTGCCACTGTGTAGGTGATTCTTTGCTTAGGGGAGGCCAGGATTTCCCTAAGCATTCACAGCACATTAACCCCACCATTTAGCTTCCGCCTCCCATCCAGCTTCCACACACCATCTAACCTGTTCCTGTTATACATCCGGATATCCCCGGTTCCTGCTTTTACTTCTACAGACACCTGGCTGCAAATCCTTTCCCTGTTTGTAGTCTTACACTCCGCCTGGGCTTTGGCAGATATCGCTTCCGCTGTCTGCAGCTTCTCCCCGGCCCCAGCTACTACATGATACAAAAACTTCTCCTGCGGCGTTCCTCTCACACTGGTCTGAAACTTCGCAGCCACAGGATAAAAATCCAACCTCCCATAACCGTTATACCCACTGAGCTTCTGGCTTTTATCCAGCTTCCACATACCATTTAATGAAAGCTTTGGAATGTTCATCCGAGGATAAAAAGCACTGATGAAGGTTACTGCAGCAGCCTGCTTTATATGTATGGTAACTTCCCCTTTATATCCTGCATAAAACAGCAGTACGATATGCGCTGGTCTGATAAGCGCAACCGCATTATACAATTCTTTTACCTTTTCTATTTCCTGATCTATCACTTTTACAATCAACTGATAGGAATCGTGCAAACATTTTATATGAAAACCGTCAGCACCAACCGCACTATCCAGCATTTCCTTCAAGGTGGACAAAGTATACAAAGGTCGCATCGCATACTGTGCCAAAACAAGCGAGCGCCGTTCTTCCAATGAAAGGTTGAAAACGTTGCCCCCACTTATTCCCATTAAATTTTCATAATATGACAAAGTTTTTCCGTCGCAAGAACCCAAATAGAGATTGTCCCTTAAACGCCCTATTTCCTTTTCAATTTGCTGCAAGGCCCATCCATGTGCTTTTAATAGTTCCTGAAATTCCATAACTGGCCGGAAATACACGGGAAGCTGTGTCCCTAAGACTTTTGCCGTATTCTCATTCACCATTCACCACCACCTCCCCCAATACAGGTATCTGTTGCAGCTTTGCTGTTTCTATGAGAGGTAAATCATCCTCTGAGCCATTGATTCTCACACGAGCTACATTAGAAATCTGCGGAATCGATAAAATCGAATAAATAATTCGAGAAATATACACTGTAATAGAATAATCAACCTTATATCCTTTTAAAGGATTCCCCCAAGATTCTTTTATGGAATCCAGATACTCTTGAATCTTTTGTTTAATTTCGTGCTGATAGATTTTCTCTCCATCTGAAACGCCAGAAATGAATGCGATATCACAAGAAATATCAAGCTCCAAAGGCGTAGCGGTGGTCACGGTTACTGCCGCTCCGATGGGAGCCACACCATATCCATTGGCAGAAGGTGTTGTCTCCCCATTTTCCGATGGACAGATTTTATTCTGCACTTGCTCAATCATCGCAGGAAGCGCAGGCATCCACTCATCATCCAAAATGCTGCACAGCACTGTGCCTCCTCCGTTCCACACCGGATAGACCTGGACCGCACCCACGCCGGGTATGCTGAGGATCTCATTCCGGTAAGACTGGATATTCCCGCCAAATGCTGTCGTCTGGAAGGTTTCAAAGTATCGTTTCCTTAATGCCTCATCTGTTTCTTCCTCGGTCCCTGCTGTAATGATCTCTCCTATAACTGCTAAAGTAAGATTCGGGATGGCTGTTACCGGCAGCAAATTCCCCGTATAATGGTTCCCGATTGTCCCTGAAGTCTGACAAGTCATAGCATAGATGTATGAATGTTCTGCAGAGGATAGCAATTTTCCGGTTACAAATATTACAGAATCTGCTCCATTAATCGTTTTAAACCGAGAGCCTGATTCTACTTCCGCATCAAAAATTCCCTTCCTAACCGCAGAAGTAGCCACTTTTCTTCTCAACCCACGCTCCTGCACAATCAAATCCAAGAATTGCCCCACCGCTGAATCTGCATAGGCATTATCCTGCATCTGTTTCAGCAGCATATAAGTACCTTCCAGATACCATGCCACCGGCCCTACTGCTGTCTGTATAATACTGCCCTCCCTGGTATCAATATTATCCGGCACCTGGCTCAGCATTGCCCTCTCAATCGATTTGGCAGTATATCCGGAAAAATCAATCATAAAACCACCTCCTGCCCCAATGTCCCAAAAACCGTTACCACATCAAAGGAACAAACCAAAGAGCCGGTTCCCGGTTCAGAAAAGTTAAAATTCTCAACAGACAAAATCCGGCTGTCTGCCGAAAATGCCTCCTCTATCCGACGCGGAAGATCACTGACAATGTAATCATATTCCTCCCCCACCAGTTCCTCCAGCTCACTGCCAAAATCAGATGAATAAATCTGCCACCGGAAGCGTTCATTCTGCAAAATAATTTCTACTGCTTGGCGCATTGCCGCTAAGCCATCATCCATCCCGACAATCTGCCTGGAAGTCCAGTCTATGAGAAACGTGTTTGTGGGCTGCTCCCTATATTGCCATCCTGGTTCCTGCACAATACTTTGAGGTAATGTTGCCATAATCCCCTCCTATAACCTGCTCAAAATAATATAACACTGCCCGGAAGACACCCGGAGCATTAACACTTTATCCCCGACCACAAGCCCTGAAGCCACTTCCACTGTACCTCCTCCGCCTCCTTTTACCGCAGCGATCCTTGCCTTGACCGCATCCGTTAAGATCAGCCCCGCTTCCGGAATCGGCGGCATGGAAATGTCTGGCTGAACAGACAAAGGGGATACGGAAACCACGGTTCCTGTCATTTTATCTGCCAGCTTCTGCCCTTTTAAATTTTCCTGGACGATCATCTGTATTACCCCTAACAAATCTACATTCGCCAATTTAAATCACCCCTAACTGACCAAAATCTTTTACTGTAATATTCATGGTATGCACTCCTTCTTCAAACGTATGGGTAACTTTTTCTGCCAGTAGAAGCCTTAAAACATTCAAATCATGAATCGCCCCAATCCGGACCGGCACAATGCTTCCGGCACGGATCCCGATTACCCCCAACCCTTCCAGGGTAAGGGTCTGCATGATCCGGTTATAATACTGCAGGTACTGGGCGCACATCTGATCAATCTGGGCCTCATTAAGATTTTCATCTACCTGGTCATAATACTGGAGAAGCCCCCATTTCTTAATAGTCTCTGTATCCTCATGTAAATACACATCTGCCTTACCGGTCTCACTGTTTGGGCGAACCAGCTTGATCCGGTTGTATGTATTCGAATCAATATCACATTTATAAGTATAATCTGTTACCAGGCTCCCGTCTCCGACCAGAGTCGTGCCACACATGTTTTTGGCTTCTGTTAAAGTCAGTTCTCCTGCCTGGTCATAAAAATTGAAAATCCGTCCGGTCTGGATAATAGTCTGGGACAGAGCTTCAAAAATAATATCCAGACAGCTCTCATCTTCCTTAATCAGGCAGGGAAACGCATATCCGGTATCCTCCAGCTTTCCGGTCTTCAGCCCAAAATCAGAAGCGATCCGGGAGATAATCTGTCCCAGGGTCATAGCCTCAAAGGTATAGCTTGCATTCGCTTTCAGGTAGCGAAGCTGGTCATATGCAGTATAGGTAGTCTCTCCATACCGGTTGCGTTCTGCTGTAAATACATAGCCCTTAAACACCGGCTTCCCGTCAACTGCCAGGGTAACAGGGCTTCCCATTTCAATGGAATTGCTCCCTTCCTCTATACTGGAGAAAGTCAGCTTCCCCGGGGCATCGAACCTCTGACTGGAAAACTCTGCCTCTGTCACAACCTCCGCATAATCCGATAGGATCAGGGCCGTCCCTCCTGGCTGCTTTTTGGTACTCTCAACTAAAATGGATATGCTCATAACCTGATCACCCCGTAATCTGCAGCTGGCTTTCCTGAAGCCATCCATAATGGCCAATACATACCGGATAAGGATTCCCTGATACAATGCGAGTCACTGTAGTACTAAGGTTATTTGCCGTCCCAAATGGCTTTCCGCCATAAGAATCATACCAATACTTCCCATTGGCAATCACTGAAGCGCCCACCCGCAGAACCGGCGCTTCCACGGGACGTGTCTGTTCCATAGCCGCCCGGGCTTCTGGATCTGCGGCTGATTCTTCTGGAGTCACCACAACGGAAATAGTCTTTGGCTCATAGCTTCTGTATTCCGTCAATTCCAGAGAATAATAGATGTCTTCCGGCTCCCCGCCCTTGTCTGTCGTTTTAAAATCCGAGACAATACAGCGGATATTCGTGTCATACAATCCGGAACGAGCAATGATCAGACGACATTTCTGTTTCATTTTCAGCGCCTTCTCAAATAATTTCACATAAAATTCCGGCTGCCGTGCCCCATTATTTACGAACCTCTCACCGTCAGGGTCCGGGAAAAAAGATTCCCAGGATACCACCTGCAGCGACGGTTTCCTGGGAACAATAATCTCTCCTTTCCCAAGTACATCATAGGTCTGATGATTTGTAGGATACTCAATCTCCAGTTCTTCCGGATTAACCGGCAGCTTAATCTTCTTGCTTCCGAACTTTATATATATGCAACAACCGTTTTTTATCCGCATTACACACCGCCTTTTTATCCGTGGGACAATGACGTATGAGACGCCATCTGTTCCATCAATATTCCTTTAATCCTGTTTGCCACATCGTCTGCATCCAGATTACTGCCGGCTCTGCCTGAAAGGTCCACATGAATCTCCGGAGCCAGGGTTTTCAGTTCGATTTGATTCATATAACGTTGTTCCGCCAGGTCACGGTACATTTTCAGATCTTCATCGGAAAGGTTGACATCCCCCTTTATTTCTTTCACACTTCCCACACTGCCAACCTTTCCGATATCCTCCGGAATACCTGCCTTCGGAACGTCCCCAAGGCTAAAACCGTCAAAGCTTCCTGCCATATCCTCCAAATTGAAATCAATATCCTCTAATTTTGAGCCGATTTCTGCGCCATATCCCCCAAATAGCTGGGAAGTGTCCAACACATCCAGATTTGACATTCTTTTAATCTCTACCGCATTTGCCCCAAAGGTTTCATCCACCCATCCGGACAGCTTTCCTCGAAATCCGGATACGGCTCCGGACAAATCGGATCCCAGAAGTGCATCAATGGCCCCTGCCACCGTTTCCACAATCCCCAGAATGGCGTCAAACACATCAAAAAACAAATGAGCAACTGCTGTCACCGGATCGTCAAACACGTTCGCAAAAAATTCAGCAAAGGAGGCAATCACATTCCACAATGCTGCAAATACGTTATATCCGATAGCATATATGAAACCAAAGGTCTCTCCAACCCATCCTCCGATCTCCTGCATCCCAAAGCCAAACTGCTGTGCAGCCACTAAAGCGCCGGCAAAAGCAACTGCCAACAGCAGAATGGGCCAGTGTGCCGCTGCCCAGGCCATACCGGACAAGACCGCGCTTCCTGCGCTTGCCGCCCCTGCCAGGATGGACTCTGCCTTAACGATTGCCAAGGCAAGTCCTATCCCTGCAAGAATCGGAAGAATAAAATCCAGATTATCCATCACAAACATTGCCCCCTGACCAACTACAGATAAAGCATCCATGCCAACCTGAGCCAAGGTGGAAAACAGAGCAATCATCGTACCTAAAACACGCTGTCCGTCCGCACTGTTGATAAAATCATTCCAGGAAGCTGCACTCTCCTGCAGGCTGTGCTGCACCTCATTTTGAAGCAGGCTCATAGCCTGGGAAAGGGTCATGGGTATGGCGTTGAACTGCTCATTGATCTCCTCTGCCATATCCAGCATCGCATATTTTACCACCTGGGCCGTTACTTTCCCATCTTCTGCATATTGTTTGATGGATCCGGATGCCCATCCCATATATTTCTCTATGTTCCGCGCAATTCCTGGAGCAGCATCCAAAATAGAATTTAGTTCCTCTCCCCGCAGCACGCCGGCGCTCATGGCCTGGGTCAGTTGGGTCATAGCGCCTTCCATCGCTGCAGCGCTGCTCCCCCCAATGGTAAACTGCTTATTGATCAACTCCATAAAAGCCACCAGCTCCTGATTGGAATTAAAAGCATTCCCTGCATTAAGTCCCATTTTTGCTACGGCGTCTGCAGTATCCTCGTAAACCGAGCGGGACCGTATGGCTGACTGATAGATCATATCATTTAACTGTTCCACATTCTGCAGTTCATCCGCCATAAGAGCTAATCTTGCATTGATCTGCGCCTGCTGATCCGAAAATCCAAGAAATGCTTTTGTCAGTTTCACAGCTCCTGTGGCCACTGCCATCTGTTTGATCAAGGATAATAGCTTCTTTGCCTCATTGCTGCTCTTTTTTATCTCGGAAGTAACCTGCCCCTGGCTCTTGGCCGCTTTCTGTATCTCATGGTCTGCACCTTGTGCCGTCTGACCCAACTCCTTTGCCGCTTCTGCGGCCTTTTGTTCTTCCTCCTTCATAGCCTCTACAGACCTGGTTGCTTTTTCCAGTGCGATCTGCTGTTCTACAATCTTTTGCTCTGTCTTGTTTGCCGCTGACCACAGATTTGTTTCTTTTATCTGGCTGGCAGCAATCTGCATGGCTACCTTCTGAGCCTCCCTGGATTCTTCCCCGTGCAGGGTCACAAGCTGCTGCCGTTTCACTGTCAGGGCTTCCGTTGCCCTTCCCTGCTGTTCGATCATCTGCTCCTGGATAGCCAACTGCTGGGTAAGGGTTTGGATTTCACTGGAGGCTCCGGCCATAGCAAGCTGTTCCTGAGCGATTTTGGCGTAGACCGCAATCTCTGTCAAACTGCCAGAAGCCTGCTCTCCCCAGGAGACCAGTTCGTTGAATGCCGCAGAAAAATTGTCAACCAGCAAAAATTCTTCTCGTATCACGCCCATTACTGCCTCTTCCTTTCACGGATTTCCTTAATTTCTTCGATCTGCCTTAAAATAAGCTGCCACATCAACTGCTTTTCCCTCAGCGGACGGTTAACCACATCCGAAGGAAACACGCCGTGCTCACACAGCATAAACTGGCACAGCTTGGAGTCCAGCGTGTTTCCCCTTGCTAGTTTTTTGCTTCTTCCTCATTTTCCTCATACTCATCATCTGTATCCGTAAATCCATTTAAGCGGTTAATAGCGCGGATCAATCGGTTATACTCCCCAGAAGACAACATCCTTTCTGGCACATCCAGCGGATCATTGGTCTTATAGTAAGCGCACAAATCCGCATCCTTGAAATTCGGAGATACCACACATGCCTCCAAAAGCAGCTTTCCGTATAGCGTTCTGTCAAGCTCCTGATCACTTTGCTTTCTAGTCTTGCCCTTTTTTGTAGCCCGTTTCAGTAACCGATTATTGGTTGCTTGGTCAATGACTCGGATCACAAATGGAACCGGCTTCCCGTCCTCCCCCTTAAACCGCTTCGATATAATAACTTCCTGTGTTTCATCCGTCACTGGCGGCTGTAAAAACGCCTTAATATCTCCCATCTTATTACTCCTTCCTATTCTAATTTTGCCCTAACTGATCTGGATCCTTGAAATACTCCAACACTTCCAGGTGGGTAAAGGAAAACGCCACCTCCATATCCAGGTAGTCTGCATCCGAATCCAGCTTAGACAATGGCAGCTTCTGCAATTTCACATTGTAATACACAACTGTCTGTGGCCCCACACTGCTCCCCGGATCATCGTTTGTGATCTGAAGCGTAAAATAGGGCAGCTTTCCTGCTTTCAAATACTCAATCAAAAGCATTATGAAATAGGGAGTCCCGTAATAAATCGTCATTTTTCCGGTCAGGGACACGCCTGTGGTCTTTTTCTGCACCATCCTGGATCCTACCACTTTAAAATCGCTCTCCTGAAATTCTGCATCGGTTTGAAAATTCTTCATGCTGAACATTTCATGAATTTCCCCATTAATGGTCAAGAACCCGGTTCCTTCCTTTCCGTTTAAGGCATCTTTTTCTAGTAAAAACATAGCTCCTCCTTACTCAGTAGCGGCATTCACCGATACCATGACGGTCATATAGATTTTTTCAATGCTGTCCACCGGCTGAACCGCAACATCCACCAAAACAGAATCAATGGCATTTCCCGCCCGGACCGTCACATCCTCTGCAGAAAAATTCTGCACTCCGCCGTTTGCCTGCATCTCATTTAGATATCCTACAATCCACCCTTTTAACAAGTTCCTTCCTGCCGTGTTATTATCCACCTTCCCGATGTAATACAAACTGAACTGTTTGTACACATCATTGCACAGCTGCATCAGCACCCGCATGACCCGGTTCTTGGCAAACTCCGATCCCTTCTCCGCCGTAAAGGATGTATGGGTGTTAATGTCTGTACAGACCTTTACACTTCCAAAGGATTCTATAAACACAATCTCCCCTGCCTGAATTGCCGATGTTACCGCAGCATCTGTCAGTCTTGGGTACGGCGCAGCAGCATTGGGGTATTGGGCGTAGGTCAAAGATTTATTATAAGGAGCCCCTGCCTCAGCGCCTCCTAACCACCAGGTTGCCTGCTGTGCCGTGACAATCGTCCCATCCGACAGTTTTACTCCATTATTGACAGAAATCACCCATTCGCTGTTACTGTCCTGGGCATTGGCCATAACAGCCTGGCATTTCATGCCGACATTGTCTGAAATCCTCTTTACAAAGGATGCTATTGCCTGCATCGTAATGTGGTCTGTCCCGTCATATACCAAAATATCAAACCGATATGGCTCAATGGCTGACAGAAAATCTGCATATCCTCCCGTTGATATCACAGGATCAGAGCCTCCGGTCAAAGGCAGTCCTGCCGTATCTTCCAGATCCCCTTCTCCGGAAAAAGCCACCCAGACATTTGCGGCTAAATCCGCAATTGCACTTACGGATTGTTCGTCCACAATCGTCCCGTCAAGAACTGTAGACACCAGGAAAACCCCTTCTGCATCCGGGTCTTCCTGGATGAGAATCGTGATATCATTTCCGCGGATGCCTTCATACAAAGCAGTCACAGACAATCCGCCGATTGTTCCGGAAGCCTTTTCACCTCCCGTACCCGCAAGACGGTATAATAAAATTTTAACCGGACCTGAAGTCGTATCGCTGCCTTTCATCATCTCGCGTAAAAAGATTGCCTTCTCATGGGTAATGTCGTACCCAATATATGGCCGCAGATCCTCGCCTGGGATAATCTCCTGCACAATTCCGCAAGGTCCCCAGGAAAGCGGCTCCGCAATCGCTACCGTCCCTTTTTCCCCAATGCTGACACTTAGGTTTCCTCTGGACTTTGTGTTGATGTACACACCTGGCTGTATCTTATTCTGGCTGGTCCATGTGCCTCCTGCCATGCTGTCCACTTCCTTTCTTGATTTTTGTATAAAAAGAACGCCCTCCACAGGAAAGGCGCTCTGATTATCTTAATTATGCTAATTGTCTTTTCATCTTTTCTGCTAAAACACCTATTGCTGCTAACTTTACAACTCTGCTCTTTTCGTTTCTAAAACCCCCTCGACATTTATGCGCATAATGCGTATAATATAATCATAGGAGGTACAACTTGAGATTCCGGGAAATAGAGAACATAATCTTGGCAGATGGGTGGCAATTCAAAAAGGCAAAAGGTTCCCACTACTCTTACATACACCCGTCAAAACCCGGCAAGGTTTCCATTCCAAATCACCCCGGAGACCTTGACCCCCGTACAATTAAATCTATTTTGAAGCAGGCCGGGCTGTAAAGCCCGGTACTGCAACACCATAAAGGAGGATTCTTCTATGAAATTAACTTATCCCGCTTGTTTCTATCCTTGTGAAGAAAAAAAGGGAGGTTTTACTGTTGAGGTTCCAGATCTTCCCGGCTGTGTTAGTGAAGGCAGTACATTGGCCGATGCCATCCTTATGGGTACAGATGCCGCATCCGGCTGGGTTCTTGACGAACTGGAAGACGGAAAGCCCGCACCTGAAGCAAGTCCTATTGAAAGCATTATTCCTGATCCTGGCGGATTTGTGAGTATGCTGGTTCTTGATATGGATACTTATGCTGAAAAGTATGGGGATAAAGCCGTAAGAAAAAACCTTACCATTCCCGCATGGCTCAACACATTCGCAGAAAACAATCATATCAATTTTTCACAAGTGCTCCAGGATTCGTTAATTTCCCTTTATCAGCAAAAGCAACAAGCCTGAACCAATTGCTCCGATTCATCTATGGGTCGGGGCATTCCCTTTCAATGCTGTATCCAGAGCCAGCTTTGCATCCTTTATGGAATAAGCTTCCTCAGTCAGAATCGCTTTGGCAAAATCTTTCTGATATCCAGCTAAATGCTTGCTTTTCAAAAGTTTCTCTGTAGGATACCTTTTCTCCTTTGCCGGTTGCGACGTCGCAACTTTCTTACTCACTTTTGACATAAGCCTTATTCGCCTCCATTTCTTTCATCTGGTTTATTCTTCTGGGAACCGAGACCCGCTGCCGGATATGAAACTGATAATGCAGCTCCTCATCCTCAATCTTCCACTGCCGCTCAAAGGTACGGATAAAGGAAGAAGCACCGCTTCCGTCAACATAGGAAAACAGCTCCAGGGATTCATCCAAATATTCTGCAATTTCCAATATCTGTTCATTGCCATTGTCCATATTCCGCTGCTGGACAAATATAATATCAATACCTAAATCGCGTATAAACCGACCGCCCACTTGGCCATCTGTATCGGATGGCATGAAAAAAACGAAAAAACAGGGGAATTGAGTTCCTTGCTGGTTTGGGCTGCCATATACAGGATAATCCGGATACCGGTTCTTAAGGACACCAGCTAAACTGTCCAGGATGTTATTTAAGGCAAATATCACCGAAGAACCTCCCTGACACGCTTGTTTAGCTCTGTTTTTACTACGGTACGATACCGCTTAATCGCTTTTTCCTTCATATATTTCCCTTTTACATACGTGGTTTTGGTACCCACCATAATACCGCCTTCCCCATCAGGATCTTCCTCCAGCAGATTTCCATTGACCACTAATCCAGGAACAAAATGCTTATCTACCCGGTGCCCGTCGTTCACATAGCTGCTGTACTGCATATTGTTAGCTAAAACAGTCATAAATGTAGTCCCTCCAGACAATGCGCCGCCTACAGGAGCCGTAATACTATCTGTCATCCAGTGCTGTGCCATCTCCCCGCTTCGGGTATTGGTTCCCGCAATAGCCGCGCCGCCATTAGGAGGAGTGTTTTCGGCGGCAACACGTACTGCCTCTATGGTTGCCCCTTCCGCCACATCCTCCAGAATCTTCGGCACATTCTGTCCCGCCTTTCTAAGCTCCTCTATCCGCTTCCTCAACTGGCTTCCAAAGCTTGACATCCCATCACCTCCCGATAATATTATCCTTAAATAACCCTACTTCCTTATGCTGCAGTCCAGTCAGCACACCCCCAACCGGATCATAATAATCCACCGGGGTTCCCGCAAAATACCGCTCCTCCTTATTCCCGAATCCTAAATTTCCTCCACGGATAATCTTCAGCTCATCCCCGGCCTGAATATCCACAGCCAGATCACAAGCCATTTTCTCCGAAGACTGTTCTCTGGCTGCATGTCCCGCCATATTTGGTCCCTTTTTTTCAGCGTTGTAAATCCTACATGGAATAGGAGCCGAATTGATTTTTTTACGTTCCTGTCTGTTCAAGTTACTGCCTGTAGTACACACAACACGGTAAATATCAACAGTATCCGTGTACCATTGACTAAAAATCGGATTATTAAAAATCATATGACAAACATCCCTCCCATCCCCACCATACGGGCCATTGTCACAAGCTGAGAGCCATATTGCGTAGCATTCCAGGCTCCCCATTTTTCTGTTCCGGCAGCAACCGCACTGTTGTCATAACTGATCGAGGTATCTCCCATAGCTGCCGACTTTACTGCTCCCACTTGATCCGCCCTGCCGGCAGCCTGAGCCACGCTGTCAGAACCAAGAGAATAGGTCTTTAAATATAAAGATGCAAAATGGGCAATATAAAGCCCTACAGCATACCGCCACATGCTCCCCCAGCGGGAAGGAAGAACGCTGTCATTTGCCTGTACCATGAATACCTCCAACATAGGCTCCGGCACCAGGCTGATAACCTCCGTCTCCCCATCTTCATCCTGCAATGGAAGATATTTCGTAAACTGCGGAAAATCCTGCCAAAACATTTCTTTCGTATAGTACCCACATTCCCCTGGATGCGGCACATTCGCTGCGGCTGCCCTAGCCGCCATAAAATGCGGTAATGCAGAATTTCCATGTCCTGTTGACCACATGTGCCGTCACTCCCTACTTTTTCGAACTACACTTTCCGTTTTCCTTTCCGTCCATGTCAGCCTGTTCCGTATTGTTTTTGGCATCCGGGCGGATATCCGACTGCTCTGCCTTCTTTGCCGCCTCCTGATCTGCATTTTCCAAGTCAGCATCCTTTTTTCCCTGGGGTGTTGCAATCGTCCCGTCATTAATAGCGGCTCTCACAAGCCAGTGGGATGCGATATCTTCCGGAATTTCACCCACGTAATCTTTCCGGATTATATAGGGATTTTCTCCAGGCCGCTGAATCATCAGGTTTCTTTTAGAAATAATAAACATAAATGCCTCCTTAAATCCCGTCTACATATACGATAGTCTGATCATAAAACACTTCCACTTCCGAGAGATTTCCGGCATAAGCCGTATCAAAACAAAAATGTTCTGTATTTGCCCCTGTCATAGCACGGGTCAAAGGAACCAACTCATCCATAGCCAGATACCTTTCTTTATTGCAATACACAACCATCCGGTCCTTCCCGTCCACTCCAGCACCCTTACACCAGGACGTTGCCCCGATATACAAATCCGCCCCGTTCTGCTTTGCCACATTGTTTTCAGACAGGAAAGTAAGGATCGTTTTCTCTGCCAGATCACTCACCCTGGTAGTGGCCAGATAATTAAACTGCTCATAAGGCATGATAATATGGTTAGAGACTGCATCCCGGTCATACTCTGCTGCTTCCCATGCAGACAGGATCGCCGCATTGACATCTGCCAGAATCTGATCCGGTCTCTTTGATTTAAACGCAGTAGCGGCAGAGCCAGAAGCTTCCGCCTCAGAAGCATTGGTCACTACCGCGTCCGGATTATTCAGCAGACCAGTTGTGCCATACCTGGAAAAACCAGTATAGGTATTTTCCTCCATATGCTTATCATAGGTCATACGTAAACCATCCCGGAGAAGGCTGTCCAAATTGCGCCCTGTCATGTTCCCCCTTTGCATGTCAATCCACATCACCCTGGTACCCGCAGCTACCATATGAGTTTTAAAAAGTCCTTTTCCAAAGTCTGCCTGCACCATTGGAATACCGTCAGAACCACCTGCATGGAAAAGCCCGTCTCCTGATCCTCCGGTAATTCCGTACCCTACCTGCATGGCCGATATAAACTCAGCCCAGCCGCCTCCTACGCGGATCGGAATATCCCGCGTATACGTGTAACTGGTCAGGGGCGTCCTTACCATCATATCACGCTTCTCCAATTCTGAAGTCAAAAACGCCTGGCCAGTTGCAATTCCGGCAGTATCCATAGCAAAATTCTGAGCATTTCCGACTCTGGCAGACTGCCCTCCTACTGTTCCTAAATCAAAAGTCCCAACATTTTGAAATGCCATAACTACCTCCTTATGCATTGTTCCTTGTTAGAATACACAACTCCGCAACCCCGTTAGCATCAGATGTTCCCTTCCACTGTGCATTTGTCAACAGTTCCGTATAAGTAACCTCACCCCTTTGATCCTCTGCTGCCTCAAATCCCCCGACAACAGCATTCGGCTTTGCAGGATTTGCCTTTGTCCGGATGTATACTTTTCCGCCCGGTTTCGGCGTGCCGGACTGACAGATCACATTCACGCAACCGCGTTTCATTACAGGTACCGCCTCATCAGGCTGGTATTTCCCCTCATTCTGGTTCAGAAAATCAGTGGTGGATTTGATTTCCTTTACTGCTACTCCCAGAAAGGTATCTGCCGTACCCTCAGCCCCAAAGGGCCTGACAGCTCCTGCCGTCCCATAGATCACCGCGTCTCCAAATCTTAATGCCTCCTCCCCTTCCAGAGGATGTGTGTCTACTACCATATCCGGCTGACGGGCATAGCTCCCTGCATAGCCGTGCAGCATGGTCTTGCCTATTACTGGTCCTCTCATTTACTTGTTCTCCTTCCTGTGTGGGTTTAAATTGTCATAGGCCTTCTGGACAGCATCCAAATCCGTTTGATGTCCGCTGTCCGCTGCCCTGTTTGCATTTTTCTGTGCAGCATGGATGATCTTTTCCACATCACTTTCCCATCCTCCAGTCACGCTGGCAATCAGCGCATCCGCCACAGCCTTTCGCTCCTTCTCATTCTTGATTGCCGCCACTGACGGACGAACCCTCCTTAAAATCTCTGCTGCCATGGCTTTATCCATGGCCCCTGATGTCTTCTCAGGCTGTCCGTCCCCCGCCGGAATGACAGAAGCTTCCTTCTTTTTATCCTCCGCTTCCCCTTTGCCTTCCAGCTTCTCAATGGCTGCATCCATAGGATCCTTTTTTATCTCCTCCTTCTTTTCTTCTGGCTCCTTATCAAGAAGGGCAAGGAGCTTATCTACCTTTTCGTTTAAGGAATCAAAAAAGGCGGCGTCTTTCACCGCAGCCTTTCCCCCTTCTTCCTGTTTTTCTCCATAACCTTCGCTGCCTGGTTTTCCCTTCCCAGGCGTTCCGGATACTCCGGGCATTGCCGCCGTATCTAAGGCGTCCGCCGTGTCCATTGCCATCTGCTCAATCTCCTCCGGAGATTTGTCCTTTACAGACATCCCGAAAAGCTTTAAAAGCACCCCTGTCTTTTTCATGTTCTTCCTTTCCGGCCTTTGGGCCTTATGTTTATTTAAACTTGAGTCCAATATAGCGGCTTTTCTCCCGGCTCTCCCCCGGTTCACCACCGCTATATGGTTGCCTCTGATGTTTTTCTGGGAATAGGTGCCGTCACCGTTGCTGACATACTCACACTCATATCCACAGGAAACTTCCCTTTTGCCTCCCTGAACTGCCTGGATTAAGCTCCTGCTGTGAATATGAAGGTCTGCAACCAGATACTCCTCCCACTCTCCCACACCCTGACGGATAGTCTGGGCGTGCCCTTCTTCATACATGGACACACTGTCCGGATTTAAGAGTCCGGGCGGATGGTCATTGGTTACGGGCTTTCCCTCGAAGGAAGCCATTGCTGCCGGGGAGAATACCTCCTCCGGAGCGCGGTGTACCGTAACCATATTTCCTCCGGGAAGCCCTAATTCGTCTGCCGTATACTCCATATCCCCGATCCGGGCGATGGGGACATTGCGGCATATTAAAAAGCCCTCACCGGTTTCTAGCTGGTTAGGGCTTATGGTGTAGCCGTAGTAAGCAAGTATTTTACTCACTCCCTTCTACTGAAAATGGGTATAAAAATACCAGGCATCCGTCAGGACACCCGGTGTGGGCAATACTTTTCATCAAAATCTTCTGTGCCTATATATGATTTTTTTCTAATCTTATCTGGAATCCCCTGCTCATACTTATCACATTTTAAAAATCCTTGCCAGTATTTACATTCTGCACACAAACTTGATTTTGGCATAGGATTATCCCACCATCTGTGATCAGAATATAGCTTTTTTTCCATTAAAGTTCCTCCATATAAATTGTATTTCCCTCAACTTTTGTAATTAGAAACTCGCTTTTTCGTTTAAACAATATTTCTTGTTCCAAACTATGCGACCTAATATCTTTACCATGTTTTGACCGTATCACATATTGGATAGGAAAATTTTCGTCATATACTGCCTTAGAACTGGATAAATATGATTCAAATAATTTTGATTCTCCAACCACATGTGACTGGATAAACATGTTCACATCCTCAATTCCAAAATCCGAAACTGACCGGTACAATGTTCCATGATACTCCGGCATTTGATCAAGTGCCGAATCCAGATCCTTCATCCATTTAATTTCTTCCTTTGAAGGTTTTACTCCCCTTCTAAGCTTATCATTTAACGGATAGGATTCACTGCTAAGATATCGATTCAAGGCATGTTGTTCCTTTTCTGTTAATTTAATTATATCAGAACCTGAACTCTTTTCAACTGCCTTTTTTCGTTTCTCCCGGATCAGCCTCTGGCGGTTCCGCTCCTTCTCCCGATAAGCAGCAATCTGCTTCTTTGTCCGCGGATCACGATCCAAGGGATTCTTCTCTGGGCTGGAGAAATCCTTGTCTCTCTGAATCTGTTTCTCCGTCTTCCCGATAGTTGTATATTTCACAAGAGAATGCAGACAGTTAGGGTGAATATTTAAGTATGTATTATCCAAGCTGTCAGGCCCCTTCGGGTCCACCTTTCCAAATGCCAGAGATAACGGCGGATACTCCGGATTCTGCCCGCTTTTGCTGTACACCCGACCTTCCAAAGCCGCACATAACGGACATGTGCTCCCGATCTTTACGATTTGCCATAAGTCATAATCATCTGCTGTCAAAAGCGCCGCCACCTCCGCCTGCCTGGCCGTTGTGCGCACTGCCATATTCCCGTAAGACTGCAGGCTCCATCGGCGCCCTGACTTATCTACAAATGCCGTAACCCCTGTATTCTGCATCTCCCGTATCAATTCCGCACTACTTTTTTTCCAGGATCCACCAGATGCCTGCTGCCTTAATACCTGACTAAGCGCCATTTTTCGATATGGGTCTGCTTCAAGGCGGGCAATCGTGTAAATGGTTTTCACACTCTCATACGCAGTCTCTGATGCTTCAACGATTTCCCCCAAAAGATTGTTGCTGAGCTGCTGTACAATCGCTGTCTGGGACGATGTAAGCACCCTTGCATTCCTATAGCCTGCTACAGCTTTGCCCGACTGGGAAAAAATAGTTTCCACCATCTTAGGCACATAGTCCCAGGATTCATCTACCATATTCTGAAGGATGCGCTGCACCCGCTCTAAAGCGGCTGTCTCTGCATAGTCCACCAGTCCCGCCTGCCGTTTCCGGGTAATCTCACGAATTAATTCCTGCTCTGTCCGTAAAAACAACATACGCATAAATGCAGCCACACGAGCGGTATCAGGCGGCCGTATCAGCTTTGCCATTCCTCATCTTCCTCCTCATCCGGATTCTGAGGGTGCTCCACCCCTGCCATCGGATCCGCCATCATACGGCTGCTGGTATAGGTCTTCCCTTTCCCTGCCTGAATGCTTTCATCTGATATTTTACTCCACATTCCCGTTTCATCCGCAATCGCCTGCAGCTCCTGCTGGGCTGTAGCCGAATCAATCAGGTCATTTTGGTACACTGCTAAAATTGCATTTGTCTTCCGTTCTGCGATTTCCGCAATCTCTTTTGCATCCGGAGCCCACATAGTGGGGAAATCAATCTCCATATCATCTGGTATCACTCCCCAGGCAGATAAAGCCATAGCAGGAAGCAGCCTTTCAATAATCCCTCTTAGCTCCGTCTCCCGCAGCCCATCAATGTAATCATAATAATTCTGCATATCTGCCTCTCCGGTAGCGTTCAGCCCTGCAGGGGAACGGCCAAAAAGCTTTGTCACCGGTGTCCGCGCTGCGCCTGCCACATCCATCATAATGCGGTCATATACATCCGAAAGACCAGTAAATGTGTATTGTGTATTGTGGATCGCATCTCCTTTATTGATAATACGAGTGCCGAAATTGCTTTCCATAGCAGACTGAGCTGCCATAAGATTATAAAAACGGCGCTGCATCTCGGTATTGGCAGTCCCCAGCAGCTGATCCAGACCTTCTGTTTCCATGTAATTGATGTTAGCCCGAAAGGTCAGCGCCGCAATATTTCCGGACACATTGTCCCGCTTCATAACCTCATTGTAGATTGCTTCGATTTCCGATTCCCCCCAATACTGTTCCGCCACCTGTTCCATCCAGGGAAGCTCCCGCCCCACAAACCGAATTATTCTGCTATGGTGAACCCTGGCAGCCGTATATCCGGTTTCTTCATCTCGAATTATGTAATATGCCGGCAGTTCAAAATCAGGATCCTCCGGATCCACCACCAACTCAGATTCCGGATAAACCCCACCCCATCGATCCAAAATCTGAAGTCCCAGGAAACTGCCTGGCATGATAGTATTCAAGTCTAATGGCTCACTCATGTCATTTTGCCCCTTAATTAGGATCACGCCAACCGCCCCGCCATACAGCCTGCCCCAATACATTCCCAGCAAAACCTTTTTCCGTATCTGGGTCTTACGCTCCAGCTTTACCATCTGATCGGCTTGGTCCGGCTGAACGCCGGCCCGGATTTCATACCATTTCCGCACAATGTCATTAGGAATCGTCGCTACAATATTCTGCACAATCCAGTTATCCCGGTATAGGCTAGTCAGCAATTGATAGTTTTGGGTCAGTCGTGTTAATGGATATTCAGTAGCCTGCAGAAGATCCATCGTCCCAAAACCAATCCTGGCCGCAGGATTAGAAAAGGCATCCATTGTCTGAATGGATGCCTGCCTTTTCTTTGTTGGATTCGCCCTGGTGTGGCGGGTGTTTCGTCTTTTACTCATACAATCCCTGTCCTCCACTTCGGTAATATTGTATAGCAGAAATAGCGTAGACAATCACAACCGTGATCTAACTGCTTAACTGGCTTTTCTTCTCCCCGCTCTGCTGCCTTTTCATCCCATACATAAGACTGCATCTCTGACCGCAGCCCTTTACACGATTTATTAATCCGGATATTCCTCTGAGCCAGCAGTGTAGCTACTACCCGGATGCCGTCTAAAACCTCATTATCTCCAGTCTTCACATAGAACCCTCGATTCCGAAGCTCTGTAATAAAGGATGCCGCAGAAGGATCCACGATGATTGTACATTGGTCCTCAGGAGCAGTCCCCATAAACTCCGCCATATCATCTGCATACTGAGCATCTGTCTTCTGCGGATGTTGGGAACGTCTGGCCTCCTCTGATCGACTATCCCACCGGTACTCCCGATCTACCCATATTGTCTGTCCATCATCCCATAATTCAAGAAACACACATGGATTAGTAGTCCCGTAGTCTACTGCTATATATTTCTGAGCAATCGACTTTAATGCTACAGGACGTTCTTCATCCGTGTAATAGTTCTGTTCTGTGCACATGGTATAGATCAGCCCTTCAGCAACCGCCCAAAGCCCTTTGATATAACGCAGGAAAAACACACCTGCATACATACTGCGGTAATCTTTCTTTACTGCTTCGCTTAAGCTCAAATTATCATCCATTGTAAAATGGAGGTAAACCAGCTTCTTTTTGTTCCGGTTCTCAATCCATCCTGTTCGAAACCAATGCATAGGGCCAGCCGGATTGCAGTTAAACCAGAACTTTCTCCCTTCCACTGAGCATCGGCCGGTTGCCTGGTTCACAAAGGATTCTGGCATTAAAGCAACTTCGTCAAAAAATGCCCCTGCTGCTGTAATCCCCTGGATTAAATCCTGGGAAGATTCATCCTTTCCCCCGAACATATAGAAATAATTCGTTCGCCCATTCCGGGAAATCTCCAACATATTCTCAGCCAGATGGTGTTTCCACCGATATCCACGGCTTGACAGCATAAGCTTCAGATTGGTTAAAACATTCCGCCTAAAAGATCCTATGGTCTTCCCTGCCATAATAAAATTCTGTTCATCAAAAGAATCCATGGCCCAAAACACAAAACCAAGTGACATAGCTACCGTCTTACCAGAGCGGATTGCGCCATCTGCTATGATTCCGTTACAATCCTTTACTGGTGAATCCTCCATCCACCAATTCATTACCTGCCGCTGTCTTCTTGAAAATGGCTTAAATTTAAATATTGGCCTTTTGTTCCTCATCTTCCTGTCTCCAATCTTTCCAATCGGAAATCCCCTTTAAAGCGTCTAGGAAACCATCATCCAGAATCTCATCCTCCTCTGCTTCCCCATTGGCCTTGGCAGCCATCTCAATCCGTTTCGTTTCCAGCCTAATCTGAGCGTCATTAAACCCGAACTTATGCAAAGATTCAATAGCCCGCTGTTTCTGAGCCTGCACACGGGTCAGAGCTTCCTCAATAGCCTGGATCCGCCCTAATTTTCCCTCATATTTCTTTTTTACACCTTGTTCCCCATCCTCTATACTTACCAGTGTCGTCCCGTCATCTGATGTACGACCGTCCTTATAACCTACGGATTGTTTGACAGCTTCAATCCGCTTCAACATTCGGCGTTCCCGAACAGAGGAAAGCCCTATTTCCTGAAGCATGAGCCGTTGCTTATCTTCTGGTATATTTGCAATTAGACGCTTCTCGTCTTCGTCCATGCAATCAAAAAGGAGAGTCTCAAACTCTCCTGTAGTAACTGCCTTCTTGTTTCCTGGCGGCCCTCCGGAGCTGTTCTTGTTTCCTGGCTGAGCACCGCGTTTTCGCTTCACTTTTTTATCCGAACGTTCGCTTTTCTTATCAATTTTTTTATCCGAACGTTCGCTTTCTGCTTTATCCCACTTGTGGGTACACTTCCAGCGGCGGACCGTGCCCTCTGGAAGCTCCAACAGCTTTGCAATCTCAATCAGTTTTTCGCCGGCAAGGTAAAGCTCCTTTGCCTGCTCTATCCTTGGATCCGGCGCCCTGGCCATGCCGGCTCACCTCCTTGTTGGTCGGTTTTTGAGAAAAAGAAAGATACATCTTCATTTTTCCATCACCCATTTCCATAATAATTACACAAATACTCTTTTATATTTGGTTTATCATCCAAATTGGATTTATCTATCATAACATATAAATCTTTTAATAGTTGTTCTCTCTTTATTCCTTTTTCCTTCAAAGATAACGCTAATAAGTAATCAATTCTAAGCTCGTTTACGATATTGTAAAAAGTTTTTTCATATGATGCTATCTGTTTGCTTTGAGTTTTTATTTCATTAATTTTTATACAATCTCCTATCAATGAAATAATATAAAAGAGATTAAAGAAAAAATGGTAACAAATTATTGTAGAGCAAATTATAAATGGAATCTTTTCTATAACTTCTCTTTTACTTATCAACGCAAAATATATTAAAATGAAATATGATATTTGAACCCCAAAATTAAACGCGGAAAATTCAAAATGGGACAACACCCTATTTATTGTATCTTCCCTATCAATTTTATTTATTACACTTAAAATCTCTGGAGAAATCAACGATGTTATTATAGCCATCCCTGCTAATGACATTCCAAGTAATGTAAACTCTCCCCCAATTACCACTACAATAATCTGTTTTATGTCACTTTCAATAACCTTAAAACTTTCGTAAAAACTAAAAAATTCAAACATCAAAAAAATTAAAACAAATGTTATTGCAGCAGCTATTTTTACTTCTATACAGGAAAAAGAATAGTAGTCTTTATATCTACCATATTTTTTAATTCTTTCTACCATATCCCATCTCCTCCATCCTATTTTGGATGCTTTCTAAAAATATTTGATATAGTATCCTTGCACGCTGAAAAAAATTCCAGTCTATATATTAGCACACTTTACCGGGACATTGCGGGACATTTTTCAAAAAATCTCAAAATTTTCTTTTTTACACCTTCCTCCGTATATCTCCGCTTTGGAAACATGCTGCTCATCCGTCTGGCCACTCCTAAGTAGTTACATCCATCAATATAATACAGCCGAAACATAATCCGCAGCTCTGACTTTGGTATCGTCTGTATGTACTCCTCTGCCTGGCAGGTTAACTCTAAAAGTTCTTCTTCCTTTTTCTCCAGAATCTGCTGGTACCGCCCCCGAAGCTTTATCTTACGGGCATACGCCGGCTCCGGGATGCCCGTGATCTTAATCGGCCCAATCGTCCCATCCTTTCTACTTCCCCGCACTGTATCCGATACAACAGGAGGGTTCTCCAGGAACTTGTCCAGCTTCCGGATCCTGTCTCTTATGTCTTTAATCTCTTTCTTCATGTCACAATACTGGACCAGTATATTCTTATCCACCAAATCCTCCCTCTTGCAATCTCTTTATTGGCTAAGGTTATAATCCTTTAGACATGCCTCATATCCCTTGTTAAACTCGTTCTCCGCCTTTTCACCCAACAAGTCCTCCACTTTATACAATATCCAGCAGTCTCCCGGTTCATAAAGATCAAAAGGAACATCCTCCGGAACCGGGAAATCCATTAGGAACTGTCCAAAATACCCTTCCGATTCCATTGCCTCATACGCTTCCCTCTGTGATATCGTTCCCCTTTTCTTTTCCAGACGGTAACATGTTACGTCTTTATAGTCTGCGCTGAGTGACACTTTTA